CCAAATTTAAATTAAAAGTAGCTATTGATGAACAGTCTCCAGACTGAACTATTTTTTTAAAAGTAGAAATAGATGCCTCTTTAGGGCCAGGAGTTGAAATTCCTTCATCATCAACAGGGCTTATTACTCCTCCGGACTCATAACCAAAAGGCTCCGCAGTTGGTTGCCCATCAATTGTATTTACAAAGGTAGTATTGAATGATTGATAACTTTTTTCAGGATAATTTCTCTCATCTGTTGCTGAATCGAAATCATTTTTTGAAGGCTCTTTTCTTGTTGTTAATGTTGTTGATGATTTTTTATTCATTTACTTTCCTTATAGTAATGTTACCAACTGGTCTATTACTGACTTTATGAAATATCCATCTCTTCCATTAAGAATATTCTTAACCAAGGCAATACTAGTTCCTATGGAGGCTCCTGCGGGAGTTTTTTTGTTGCTAACCTCTTGAGGATTAAATCTTAAAATTCTATTTTTAAGATTAATTCTTGCTTTATTTTGAGACTCAATGGACATTCTGCTTATAATTACACGAATTATTTTCGATATCTCTTCAGCAACATATTTGGGATCAGAATCCCTTATTTGGGCATCTTTAATCATAATTTTTCTCTTTTATTAATGTTGAAACAAATGATTGTTTCTTCGCATTTTCTTTGTCAGCACCATTAGATATCATACTAGATATATTTTTAGAATAATCATTTGTTAGCTTTTTTATTTTTAAAATTGCATTTGGAATATCCGAATTATATAATTTATAAATATATTCAATATATTTTTCCTCTTCCGATGCGGGGATTGAAACTGCTGCAAACTTAGTTATTAAAAAATCAACAAAATCTGCTTCTGATTCCAAGCCATCATTATCTAATTCGTCTGCGATAGATAAAAAGTCTTCTATAAGGCTAACATGCTCTGTTGTTATTGGTTGATCAGGGAGATCGTGCGTATCAGGAAGTCCAACAAAAAGATATCCCGCCCTTCCTCCAGATTCTGTAGCAGAATCAGAACTACCAATAGAAGGAAGTTTATCAGATTTCTTAATAGGATCCTTTCTTGGAGGTAAATTTCTATAGGATATTTTTTTCATTTCTTAACTCTCCCGAAATCTTCACTATTCACTCTATCTGACAATGAGCTTCCTTTATATTTTGTAAGCTTAAAAGGCTTTCCACTTTTTGATTTTATGCTGCCATTCCCAGCAACAAGGTCTGATGGAGTAAAAGTAACCTTTTGTCCATCAGGCCCTGTTGTTTCATAAAGAGGAGTTGTCGTTGTAAAACTTGTTGCTTTCTTGTCCATAAAAAAGAATAAAATATTAGCAGTTTTATTCTTTTTTATGATTAGGGTCCGGGAGGCTCTCCTCCTCCACCAGAAGGAGGTGGAGGACCACCAGAAAGGCCAGGAAGTCCGGGAGGAGCACCGCCGCCACCTTCTTCTCCTTCGGCTGGAGCAACTTCTTCAGGAGGCTCAGGTATGGCCTTATCAGGATCTAGAGCTAACAACTCAGAAAGTCTCATCCCAGAAAGAATCGCCTTCTCCTTATTAATAATAGCTTCATTTATTGATTCCTCTCGAAGCCTTTTTTGTTCTTCCTCATAAGATAATCCAAGACTTCTACACAAAGTTTGTACAGAAATTTGTTTGTTACCAACATAAGTATTTATTGCATTTATATAATCTGATAAATCATACAAGTTCATATGATTAAAATCTATTGTTGGAACTTGTAGTCTTTTTTCTCCATCCTCATATTCAAAGAAGTCTTGCAGCTCACAAATTGGAGCAAATATTTTTCTCTCCAACCATTTTTTTAACATGTTTCTAAAAATATCATATCTTTGACGAAGAACTTCTAGTCCAACAGAAGAAGATGCATATGAGGCTCCTTCAGAATCGAACAAAGCTTTTGGTGCCATTAGACCATTATAAAGATTATTCATAATAAATTCTAAATCTGATTGCACTTCAAGAGTAGAACCGGAAAATCCAACACGAGAAATGTCAACACCATTATGCGTAACTATCTTGAAATCTTTGTCATATTGTGCTTCTTCAAGAACCTGCCTAAAAGCCTCAATATCTGCTTGCGTTGGCTTATACTCTTCTCCTCCTAATTTAACCAAAGTCAAAGGATTGATCATTCCATCTGCCTGCGCAAACTTTGCTTCGCGTATTTTGTCAAGAAGCATTAAGTCCTTATAAACAGATACAATAATTGATGTCCCTCTAATGTCGTATGGAGAGGAAAGTAATTTTAAATGTGAGATATTGAAATTATCAAGAGGAATGTTTTGACCTCTTCTAACGTAATCAACAATATGCGGAGGGAGTCTTGATTTCATAGCAAGATCTCCTGGATCAGTAGATCCAATTAATCTCTGTAATGTTGCATCAGGTCTAAGAGATACTATTGTCTGATCTCCAATCACAGATCTCTTTACATGAACATAATCTGGATTAAGAATCGTTATTCTTTTCCACGTTCCTGTACCTTGATCCAGTTCTGCATATGGGAAAGCTTCCCCAAGCTTCCAATATTCAAGTGCAACTCCATATACTATAGAATATAGATCTATTTTTTCTCCCCATTCAAGAAAGAATTGCTGAACTTTTTTATTTTTACATCCAATATTTATTTTTGATATTGGATAAGAGCTGTGCAAGTTTACAGAGTTTCTAACAATTGGGTTAGTATCGTAATATATACGATTCCAAGCATTCATTGTAACCCTGTCTCTTGGAAGATTTAAGTTTGCCAAAAGAAAGAGTGGAGAAAATACTTCTGGAGCCATACGATCTGAGTTTGTAGTTGTTCCAAGTGGTCCCATTGGAGATGCAATAGAGCCTTTCTTCTTAAACCCAGGACTATTTGCAATAACAGCCGAAGCTTTTTGTAAATCTTTAGACTCTTGTTGTTTTGTTATTGCGCTTGTAATTTCTGCTCTTCTAAGATCTGAAACCTGAGAGGCTGCAAACTTAGACGGTGCATTATTAGGCCGTTCTGTTCTTCTTGTCATTATTAAATCCTTCTTTTAACATTTGCGAGAACTGGTTTAGGTGCAGCTTTCACATTTTCATTTATACCTGGTTTTAAAGAAAAACCTTTTGTTATGTCAAATTTATATGCCATATAAGCATACATCAGGGCCATAAGTCCGTCATTAGGGCTTGGTCCTTTTATATAAGTTTTTACAGGCTGGCCACCAATAGTTCTGATTGAAGATTCCATCGATGTACAATGGTCAATTAACCACTCTATATATTCGAAACTCTTCCATGGGAAACGAATCTTTCCTTTTCGAAATAAATCAAATATTTCTTCAATCATCATATCTTTATTGTAAGATACTATAAGTTCATCTTCTCTAAACTTTAATGGTTTAAGAAGATTACCGCTTCCCTGTGCTCCTAAAAACTTAGAACCATAATGACGCTGAAGATCATGAACTACATCTTGTCCGAAGAACCAGTCTGATAGACCTTGTTTGACTCCAAATCTTTTATACATTTCATGTATGGTTTCTTTTTTATAATCAAAGTCTTGTTTTCTTAGTTTGTGAGCATGTTCGATGTAAAGAGTTCCATCCATTTTTGCAGACAAAATAACAACACAAGAATATGACTGACCAACATTACTGTCACTATTATCATCCTTACCTCCCCAGTCTACGCCAAGATAGGAAGGCTTTTCTCTTGGATTTATTTGTCTGGCAAATGATCGCTCTGCATCACGACATTTTTCGTAAATTTCTGACCTTGTTATAGGTAGACCTGCACCAGAGAAGAATTCACCTACAACCTCATTTCGGAATATCCTTTCTGTCTGCAAAGGATTATTCTCTGGCATGAGATTTAAAATATTTTCTTTCGTAAAGTTTGGAATATAAAGTTGATTGACATGAAATCCAACAAGCTTGCACTCATCGGGATTTTTACTTGGAACCCATTTTCCAAGCTCAATTGCCTCTATTTTATTTTGCTGACAGGAACAAAGAGGACATTTTATTATATATCCAGAAACCCAAATATCCATCCATCTCTTATCATCTGGAAGATAAAATGGATATGTTCCCTTGCAATTCTTACAACCAAGATGAAAATACCTTTGATCGGACATATCCCACAAAGAAGAAAAATAACTGTTCTTTTCTTTTGGTGTTCCGAAAAATACCTGAATGCCTTGTCCTATAGGCCCATATTTTGCGGCAGTAAGAGTTTTTGACGCATTTCCAACTGCCGTTGCAAAAATATCTTGAATTTCGTCATAGAATATTCCATCAACGGTCATACCGCGAATTCTGTCTCCATCATCACCTAAGCTATCTACCCAAAGAGTTCCTGTTTTGAATTGCTTCATAGTTAGATTGTCAACAGAATTTTTATCTAACTTATTTTTTATGATAAATCCATTTTTTGAAGTGCGAATGAATCCTTCTAATTTATCCTGTGAAAACTTTTTTACTTGACCAAGAGAAGGAAAGGCATGAAGTATTCTTATGGGTGGTTTGGAAAAAAGACCGCTATTCGTAAAAAATAGGTCAATAGCAGCGGCCATCATGGTCGCACCAACCTGACGACCTTTTTTTATCACAACAGGCTTCCCTGTTTTTTGAGTTGCTTGAACACCAATATATCTGTATATATCTACCATAAACTTCCAACCATTACCTATGATTTTAAAATCACTTCCGTCTATGGTAAGATTATTCTCTATAAAATGTGCTGGATCAAAATCTAAAAAAGAATTTTTAATCTGATCAAAAATATCTTTTTCTGTTTGCTTTGGTTCTTTTGTTTCACTCATAAATCACATAATACTAAATTATCTCGAAGGAGGAAGTCCATGTCTAAAATAATCAGCAATATCCTCTTCAGATGTAGGGCGATTTGATCCCGGCTTCATATATATTACCTCAGCTGTGACTCCATCTTTATTACCTTTCTTTTTTTCGACAAAAGCCTTAATCTTCTCTGGGTTTAAATTTAGTGTCTCGAAACCAAGGTCTTTATTTTCAATACAGCGCGATCTAATTTCAGGCTCAAGAAGATGAGGTTCAGATGCAATCATATCTGAAATATATTTAAGAACATTTCTCAATGTGTCAAGAGTTTTTTTTTCAACTTTTGATTTTTTCTTGCAAGTGCATTTTCCATCCTTTTTACCACAAGTGCACTTTTTGCAAGTACATTCTCCATCCTTTTTCCCACAAGTGCATTTTTCAGAAGAAGTAATTACTTTTTTATCAGAATTATTAGATAATTTGTTTAAAGAATTAAATCCTACTCTTGCCTTTATGTCCTGCATTTTATCTTCAATTGTTGCAAATTTTTCTCTGCTAGCAATTGATACAGAAGGAGGAGCTGGAGGTGCATTCTTTGCCACTTTATTGATGAAATCTTGGAGCCAATCCACAGTAGTATTGTATCTTTCAACTTCATTTGTTCTTTTTATTTCAGACATATTTTTTCCTTATGAGAAATAATTCTTTATGAATTCAATTCCATACGTCTTTCCAGAATCCTTTGACTTCTTAGAGGAAATAGTTCCTCTGTCTTTAAAGATTGGATAGCCGCTATCCATAATTACTTGCATTATTGCAAGCTCCTCACGGTCATTCAGCTTGTACTTGTCACTAAGAAAGTCATAAACTTCCTCAAAGTTTTTTCCACCAGAAACAACTGAATTAATTATGATACCTGCAACTGCTCTCTCGAAAGGGCTTACTACAAGTTGAATCTTTGGGTGAGCAGCAACTTTCTTAATCTCAGAATTAACTTCATAATTGTATGCAATTTCTATTTCTTCAGCATATTTCATCAGATCATCGTCAAGCCCTGCTTTCTTCTTGAGCTTTCCTTTAAAAGCCTTGTCAAGCTTCTTGACGTGCTCCTTAAGAAGAAGAATATCCTTCATTACAGCCACTCTAGTCTCCTCAAGAAGAGAATCATCCAGAATCCCTGAGGTATCCTTTCTTACTGCTTCAGATATTTCTTTGCCAAAGTTTGTCAACCATCTGATGGCTCTTTCTGCGCCAACGATAGACTTTCCATCATGCTTTGGAATCTTATGAGGATAAGAATCCTTAACATAATCCATAAAATTATCCACCGCCCTGTCTTCTTGCCAGGTCTTAGCCTTTGGAGGAGGCTTTGGTGCTTCCTTCATATCATCATCTATTTCATCAACAAATCTTTCTGAACCAGGAACAGTTTCTCTGGTTTCAACTACATGAAAGTTATCAGATGTATTATTTCCAAAATTATCATCAGAAATAACAGATTGATCTTCTGCATAAGCAACAAATTGATTTTCCGAATAGGTTATGGATGTATTTTTAACTTGAGACATATGACTCCTAATCTATTAAACTCGTTATTCCGTAATAAATGCTTCTTATATTGTCATCAGAATAGTAGTTTACTGGGTATGATTGATAAGATTTTGAATTGCCAATATATATATTTGGATAAATCGGACTCCCAGAAACAAAGCTATTTCCTGACATCTTTCTATGATCTTGTGGGTTATACTTGCAATCAACAGCATTTTTATTTTCCATAATCATATCTGCAAATGGACATTCTTTTTCTTCATTAAAAGATAAAAATACCTGATAATTATATTCTTTATCAGATTTATCAGAATCATCTGAGATTGGCTTCATCGTAAGAACAGATTCACCTGCACATTTACATGCATCCGGAATCGGAAGTCCAAACGGACAAGATTTATTTTTTCCTCTAATCATATTATTTCCTACAATATTAATAGTAATTTAAGAAAGATATTTTGACAATAATTTGTTTTTTATCAAATAATCAGAATAAGATCCTGTCAATGGAATCATCTTAAATAGCCCTAAATCAAAAATTGATGAGATTGCAATCTCTGAATTATGCTTTAAAGCTTCATTAATTTCTGTTGTTATATACTGAGTCGTTAACCTTGGATTTAGTATTATTTCCGAGTTTTCTCTTACATATTCAATTATTTCACTATCAATAGATAGTCCAAATTGGCTTGCAAATTTTATTGCTCTAAAAATTCTTCTAGGATCATTCTTTAATGTAAGCTCTGGAGGAATTGGAGTTCTCAAAATTTTTGACTCTACATCACTCATTCCTAAGCCAGTTGGATCAAAAATCTCTCCAGACTCTATATCCTGATACATTGAGTTTATTGTAAAATCTCTAGAGAAAGACTCTATATCCTTTTCCTTATCAGGCATATTTTCTCTTATCCAAGATAAAACTCCTGGATGCGAGAAAGAAAGTATGCCTGGAGAGAAGTCAATATTTAAATCAGAATAAAATACTCTAAGATGTCTATCCTCAAACATTTTGAATATCTTATCTGACATATTGGAAAAAATAATTCCAAGCCTAATGCATTCATTAGAATTTGTAGTTATATCTAAGTCTAACTCTGATTTATCAGATACTCTTTTGAATAAGAAATCTCTTACTAATCCTCCAACAACATACGGCTTGTCAATAGAATTTTGTCTACTGATAGAAAGCATCAGATTTAAAGGTTTATCAAAATCAATTAAATTATCTGATATCATAAATCTCCTTATTCAATTTCTGCTTCTGGAGCGGGCTGTACTTCTGGAGCTGGTTGTGCTTCTGGAGTTACATTTTGAGTTGCATTTTGTCCAGCAGGAGTTTCAGAGTCCTCATTTCTCTTATTCTTAGTCATTTCCATTATAGCTCTATTGTTAGATAACATGCCCAACATCTTCGTTACTCTTGTTAACGCATAAGAGTATGACTCAATAAGTTTACTCTGTGCTTCTGCAAGCTCAGGGAACATCGATGCAATTCCCACCTTATCAAGCATAATATCGAATTCAGCAAGATATCTAATAACTCTTCTGTCAGAAAGAGTTCCTGCGATTTGCTCTAATTTTCTAGATGCATCATCTACAGAAACATTCTTATTCATAATTTCTTTATATTCATCTTCTTTCGGGCCAGGCAGAGGTTCTATTTCCTTTAGGGCTTCTTTGCCTTTCTCAGTATTCTCTTTGTCTTGCTGTTTTCTTTGAATTTCTGATTCTGACTTGACAGGTTCTCCTTCTCCTTCTGGAGCTACATCAGCAGGCTCTTGAGGAGGAGTGGCCTCTTGTGCTTGCTCAGGAGCAACTGCTTCTGGAGGAGTTGCCTCTTGAGCGTACTTAAATAGAATAGATGCTCCTTTATCAAAACCTAATTTTGTTAGTTGGCTTGCTGCACGATAACTAATGTCTGATGCAGAAGCTTGAAGCCTTATTTTGGCAACTTGAACATCAAGCTTATTAAGGATTTGTGATATTTCCTCATATTTCTCTGGATCAACATATTCTTCACTTTCTTTTAGAATT